CAATATATAATTCATTATTACCAGTCTCATGAGCCCAATATTTACTTGACCCATAAGTATTAGTTACGCCATTAATCGTTGGAAAAGTTGGTGTACCATTAACAGTAAATTCTGTTGCATAAGGTAAATCATAAGTATGTGCATCAGAATAACTTGTTCTTGATAAAGAACCGACTGTCCAAGTTTCTTCTATAAAATTATAAACAACATTTCTATTTATTTGACTCGAGCCGCTCGCTGCATAGTACCAACCCACTTCATTATAGAGTGAGTTATGATAACCATACGCAATTTGATTTGCAGCATAATTAATTCCTAAAGCATCTCCTTGAGTTGTAAATACAAAGTCTTCAACTAATGATGGGAGTTGTTTTACGGTACCATCAAACATAAAAAAGCCTCCACCAAATCCCATCCAAAAGACTGCACCTTGTGCATAGACTGCTGCATGCTGACCTAAACATCCACAGTTAGAACCAACCTGTCTTATAGTAAATGTAAAAGGAGGACCCACAAACTGTATTTGATATGCAGCTTGATCCGTAAGTACTAAGATATAATCTTTACCTTGAACAGCTGTTACAATTTCATTTCCTTGGTCAAGCAAAAATGTACCTGCTGTATTGTTTGCAGTTGGAGCATAGGTACCAATATTTTCTTGATCTGAAAATCGTATAAACATTTTATTTTGAGAAGTTGAATCTGCTAAATCCGTTTGTGTTCCCATTAAGAAAAGGTGTCTATCTCTGTCGGACACTAGACTCATTAATGATTTAACTGGTGCACCAGATACAATGGTAGCTCTTGTTTGTAGAGCTGTTCCAGTTCCTGGATTCCAAGTATATGTTCCACCATTTCTAGCTGTTGCAACTAGCAACTGGCCGTAATTATCAAGTGACCAAGAACCTGGATCGAGTGTTACCTGAGTAGTTGATCTTGCAGTTCCCCACTCTTCAATACCCCAGTTACCTGTACCCCAACCAAATGCTCCTGTTTCAAATACCGGACCAATAGTAATATAAGGTGTAACTGTTGCAGAACCTGCTGCAGTCATACCAGTGCCGGTTTCTGTAGTTGGCATGGTAATAGTAAATTCGTCATTACTAACTATTGATGTAATTTCAAAAGTGTTTTCAAAAGAAGTTGATGTAAAACTTGTTGAAGGTGATCCCGGTAAACTTAATACACTAAAAATAATATAATCCCCAACTGATAATCCATGACTTGTTTTATTAACCGTTACAATATTAGATCCATTTGTAGAATCAAATGTACAAGAAGTTAATGGAGTATCTAAAGGTGTAATATCATAAAAAGTACCTTCATAATAAATAACTAATAACTTAGATGTACCTAAAGCTGCGTATTTTTGACCTTCTATATCTGTCCAAGTATGTTGATCTCTAACTGGACCTGCTAATGTTTTCTCATCTAGCTCTAACCAACCGCCTATTTTCTCAGGTTGACCATATCTAAATCGAACATTATCTCCGTCTACCCATTGACCTTCAGCGCCGGTAGGGGTTGCTTGTTTATTGAAACCTGGCTTAAATTGAATTTTTTGTAGCATATCTTAGGCATTATAATACTATTTTACGAATGATGGTAGTCCTAACATTGGTCTTCCATCAAACTTATTCTTTTCAGCAAATGGCCCATTTACATGGTTATAATGCAAGAATACCTGTCCACATACATTACCTTCAAATGGTTCTCGCCAATGCTCTAATTCGCAACCAGAATACACTAACATGTCTCCAACCTCAAGTAATACTTTTTCACCTTTTGGAGCATCAGGTTTTATAATCTTTTTATATTCATCTATAACAGAATCTGCACCTGTACCATCAATAAATATAGGCCAAGGGTCACCACCTAAATTTAATGTCGTAGATATTTCACAAGAAGGTCGATCTTTATGTCTTCTTAATTCATCACCTTTTTTGTAAGCTCTTGCGTAAGAATACGTTGGTACTAATTCTAAACCTGTGTGTTGTTTCATTACTGGTAACATTTTAACTAATAAAGTTTCCATTACAGGATCTGCATAATGAGAATAGGTATTAGGTATCTGTTGATCAGTCCAAGTACCAAACATACCATTATCGTGTATGATATTATTATCATACATAAACTTAGCTGCATCTCTTTTAAGTAAAAAATAATTAAATACAAAATTAGCGAGTTCATAACTAACTGCTTTTTTAATCACTTGATATTTATTAAACACTAAAACCCTCCTGTATAAAATTAAATGAAACTGATATTCTTATATCATTACTATTATTAGGTTCAACACAATGCCATAACCAAGCAGGAAACATTATTATTCTTCCTGGTATAGGTGCTAGATGACATTCTCTCCATAGATGTTGTGGTGGTTGTCCCTCTTTCCTAATAGGCATATTCATTTGTATTCCTGGTCTTGGATCATTACAAACTAATTTACCAGAATCTTCTGTTGCTTTTACATAATACACACCAGACCATAAACAATTAGGATGTATATGGGGTCTGTTATATCCACCTGGAGGATTTAAATTAGCCCATAAATTACCTAATACAGGTTTTCGATCTAACCATTCTTCTTGATAGATTTCATTTTGCATATTGTATAATTCATTAATTAATGGTTCAAATTCTTTATTAGATGCATCTAAATTTTTAGAATGCCAACCTTGCATATTTGTTTTCTTAACACCTGGATCTTTTTTAGACATATCTACAATTACATTCGTTAATAGATTATTATCTATTTGTATGTCTTTTGCATAAATAGTTGTTGGAAAAAATTGTTCTTTAATCATCTAAATGGTTTACCTCCAAACCAAACAACAAGAGATTGTCTTACTCCTCTAGTTACTGGATTAACTCTATGATTTAAAAATGATGCAAAACAAATAGCGTGACCCTGTTTCATTGGTTTAAATTTACCAGGACTCATTAATTCTAAATGTCCGCCTTCAAATTCTGATGGATCATTGAGTAATAATGTCATTGATATTTTTCTAACAGCTGGCTCGTGTGCACCTGTAACATCACTATCCATATGCCAATCATAAAAACCACCTTCTGGATATTCTGTAAATTGAGCCTGTTCTGTAATTCTAATATCATCAAATCCAAAATGATTTAAATTTGCTTTTTGTATAAAGGTATTGAGTGTTTGATACAATTGCGGCAATGCTTGAAACGGTATCCAAGAAATTGTGGTCACTCTTTTTTTAGTATCGACACCACCACCTTCAGGTCTTCCCATACCTACTTGTGCTTTTTGTGGAGGCTGACTTCTTCCACAATCAATAACCATTCTACATTGTTCTGGTGTAAGTAGTGGAGTATTGGTTTCAATAATCCAACTCTTCCATTTAGGTTCTGTTATAATTTTATTTTCGTACATTAAGATACTCCTCTGTTTTGAATTGGGTTGTAGTCTACATCACAGTTTGCAGCTAACGTTCTTCTATAACCTTGTCCATTAAATGGATAAACACAATGTCTCATATCATATGGAAAAATATAAAAATCTCTTTCTCTAGTTTCTGGTTGATAGTCTATGTGTGCAAATTGTCCAGATGCAGATCCTAATATTTGTAATCGTCCATTTTGTGGATGCTCACTTGATGAATATTCAACACCAAAACTTTGTGGTAATTTTAATATCATAACAGAAGATAACCCTGTAAATAAAGTTCCTTGATGAACGTGTACTGGATTATATTCGTGCTCTTTCATTTCATTAACCCAAATAGAATTCATATGTATTTGATATTTTTTTATTTTATTCCATTCTAAATAATGTCTATAACATCCTTCAAACCATTTTAAAATAGTTAGTGGTAGTAAATTATGTGTTTGCATTTTTGATTGATCTTCACCATTATAAAATAAACTGTGTTCGTTTTTAATTTTACCCACCAATTGTTGGTTAGCTGGTTTTAATTGTTGAAATTTAGATTCATAGATTTGATTTATTGCTACATAAATATCAAATGGCACTTGATACTTTAATACCGATTGACCTAAGA